AGTTCCGTAGTTGGATTGGGAACGGCCACCTGCTCCACCGCCACCTACCAAGCAGACATCAAACAGCCCAGCTTTGCTGACGGAAAGGGTGCCGTCGTTGATCGCCGTTAGAAGAGTGTATGAAACCGACGAGACAGTAATTGTCGCCGTGCCTGCACCAGTTCCACTGAGTGTTGCTGCGCCGTATCCGGTGGAGACGTCGACCCATGCGGTGCCGTTGTAGACCTGGAGTCCGGTGGCTGTTGAGTAGGCGGTCATGCCAACTTCGGGTGAGGGTAGGGCTGAGGCTCGTGCGGCTGTTCCTGCGAACACCATGACGGCCTGATCCATGAGATAGTTCTGGACGTTGCTTGAAGTCAATACTTCGCCACTGGCGAATGTGCGGAAGCCGGAACCCATGACGTTAGATACTAACCCAGGCAGTGCCGTTGTAGACCTGCATCCCCGTCGCAGTCGAATACGCAACCATCCCCGTCTCAGGTGACGGTAGAGCTGAGCCACGCTCAGCCGTACCTGCGAACACCATCACCATCTGTTTCATCAGATAGTCCATGACGTTTGTGCTTGTCAATACTTCGCCACTGGCGAAGGTGCGAAATCCTGCTCCCATGGTGTGTTGAGTTTAGCCGAGACCAACAGTCGGATCATCAAGCTCGCTGGTGTCGAGGATGAATTGGGTGAGGAGTTGGGCTTGTCCGAGGCCGAGTCGGATGCGGTGTGAACCGGGTGTGATGTCGTGGGCGAGGTTCTCGATGTACATGGTTTTGGTGACGGTGGTGGGTGCGCCGGTGGTGTAGGTCTTGGTGATTTCTACGAGATCGCCGATGTCAAGCACCGATACGGCTTGAGCGTTGGTTGGTGTGAGGCCGTTGAGGATGATGCTCATTTCGTTGAAGCGTACGACCGGGTCTTTGTACTTCGCCAACAGGTTCGCTGCGAGGGTGTCGCCTGCTGCTTGGGTGTTGAGTGGGATGTCGCTGAGGCTGAGTGTGTTGACTCCGAATTCGGTGGTGGAGGTGGTGTCGACTGCGGTTGATACGGCGAAGCCTTGGACGCCGACTTGGACTCGGTTGTAGAGGGTTTCTGCTCCGTAGCCGACGGAGAGTTCTTGGTAGGCGATGACGGTTCCGGCTGGGGTGTCGGAGAACTTGATGTCTGCCGTGTCAAAGGTTGTGGTGATGCGTGGCTGGAAGACTGCTGTGCCGCCACGGTTCACGAAGAATCGTCCGTCCTCTGCGAGCACGACTGCGTCGATGGCTGACTTGACGTTGTCGTTGGCGTCGTAGGCGACGGTGCCGACGGTGGCCACACCCGTTGCGATACTGCGGGTGGCTGTCGAGTAGGCAACCTCGGGGCGGTCGAGGATGGCTGAGACTCGTGCGGAGGTGAGTTGGCTGGACGGGTTGAAGGTGGTGAGGTTGGTGCGCCCCAACGCTGAGAGGTCATCCACGCAGGTGACGATGGCGAAACTGTTGTTCGGCTGCTGATAGTCAATGTCCAAGTCATTCACACGACCAACGAACAACGGCTCCTGACCAGCCGTCCCACCGTAGACCTGGACGAAGCGTCGTGGGGCGATACCGTACCCGTCCTGCACGAACGGAGACGCCGTGTTCGCCGGATCAAACGAACGCCCGGAAGCCTTGTCATCGAGCACGATGGTGGCTTGACCGACGCCCATCGTGTCAAGCTGTGTGGCTCGACCACGACGAATTGACACACTCGTCACATACTCAGTCACGTCAGCGAAGTTCGTTGAACCATCCAACACATCAGGCCCGTTGAGTGTGGACGAATCCAGAATGAACGCATCCTGCAACAACCCCGTATCCATCAACACCCGATACGTCTGACCCCAAATCGCCGTCGTCGCCATCGACTACACCATCAAATTCAGAGGACCATTGACACGCTCATAGTCACGCAAATACTGATAAATCTCCTCACCAACCTGCGCACCATTCAACACACCCGACTGAACAATGATGTTCACAGTGCTATCACCACCCGCCACACCACCAGGAGCAGCCAACGCCTGCGGTGTCACCGCAGCAGGCACCGAAGGAATCAAACCCTCAGCCGGACGATTCGCCGCAATCTTCGGGAACTTCTTAGCGGCCTCAGCCAACTCAGCCAACGCCGTCGTGTAATCCTCTAACGCATCCGTCTGAGCTTTGATAGAAGCCGTCAATTCCTCATTGGCAGAAGTCTGCTGACGTTGAGCCATCTCCACGGCCTTCTGCAATGGCAACAACTCCTCATCACCCTCACGCAATCCATCGGTCGCAATACGCAGATTCCGTCGAGCCTCAGCCAAACCATTCGCCGTCTCAATCTGCCGATCCTCAGAATCAGCCACATTGAACTTCGCCTCAGCCAACGCAATCTCCGCCTTCCGAATGTCATCAGCCGTTGACTCGGGGTCTTGACGAATAGCAGCCAACTGACGTTCGGCATCACGCACCGCAATGATTGCTTCCTCGTGACTGAACTTCGACCGGGCAACACCACGCTCCGCAGACGCCACTGCACGCTGAGCCGCAGCAATGTCCTGAGCCGACCCACCCTGCTGAGCTTTCGCCAACGCATCCTGCGCCTGCTTCAACGCATCGTTGGCATCAGCCACTGACAACTGCGCACCACCCACCCGCTTCTGAGCAGCCCCAAATGCATCCGACGCACCCTGCGCACGCTTCAACACCGACGTGTACTCAGCAATCTTCTCCTTAGCCGTCATCACCGTCTTTGCTGCACCACCAGTCTTCTCATCAAACTGACCTGTCTTGAATGTGGTGACACCATAGGAACGAGCCAACGCCTCCAAACGATTACTCTGCGTAGCCAGAACATTGACTGTCCTTGACAGGGTGGAGTTGAGGAGGAGCACCTTGCCGGTGAGGTAGACGTAGGAGTTGCCTGCTGCTCGAACTATGCCATCTGCACCAGCCGTCGCCGACTGCAACTGCTTCGTCGCCTTCTCAGCCTTGAACAACGCATTGGCTGCCAGCACCGTCACCGACACCAGCGCACTCATCGCCAGGACGAATCCTCCGATTCCACTGGCCGAGATAGTTGTACCGAGGAGTCGAGTTGCGACCGCAGCCAAACCAGCCGCCACCGCATAACCCTTCATCGCAAGACCCAGAACCGTCATCGTCCCGGTGAAAGTGAGAACCGTTATCACGACCGCCGAGAAGATGTTGGCGTTGTCCTCAATCAGTTGAGCCAACTTCGTCAACGGACCAACGGCAGCAGAGATTGCTGGAATCAACCCGGCACCAATCGCCTCCCTCGCTTCAGAAACACTGTTCTGAAGAATCTTCATACGACCAGCAGTCGTTTGCGCAGCAGCCGCAGCCGCCCCAGAGAACGTGTTATTCAGTTCAGTAAAGACCTGATCGAGTGACTGTCCTTCTTTGACGTTGTCACGCAACGCCGGAACCAATGCCACCAACGACTTGAAGTTGTCCACGTTCGCACGAGCCAACGCATTCGATACTTCAACCAGTGGCGCCCCGGTCGCAGCAGCAATGTTCTGTGCAAGAACAACCTGCTTCTCAGCCTCGGCAAGATTGCCAGTCGCACGAACCAAAGACTCAATCGCCGGACGAAGCTCACTATCCGTGAACCCCGTCAACCGTGACTGAGCCTTGATGAAGTTCTCCGTCTCAGCAACAGCCTCACCTGTCGCACCAACGACGTTCTCCAACGTCTTAGCCAACTTCGCCTGCTCAGCCTCATCCTCAATCGCAGCCTTCGCTGCCCCGGACGCAAACGCAGCAAGACCAGCAAACGCTGCTGCCGAAGCCAAGGCAATCTTCTGGAAGTTTGGTAGAAGTTCGTTGACCTTCTTGTTGGCTGCACCGAACGCATCGGTGGCGGCCTTGCCTGTCTCACCGAACGCCTTGAGCAGGTCTTTCGGGTCAGCAATAAGCTTGACAAGAAATGTGCGCTCAACGGCCATGAGCGCCAATTCTACTCAGTCCAAAGACAACGACTTTCTGAGATCAGCAAACTCACTACGCAACGCCACCGCAACCTGCTGTTGAGTCATCCCAGCAAACCGACTCAAATCCTGCGGCTCATTCCACCACGCCTCATCCTGCCAGTAGTACTTCGCTCGACTGTGCGACTCCACGGTTCGAGGCATACGAGCCACATGCAAACGAGGAGGAACAAACAGTTCACCCAATCCAGCATCCAAGAACTCGCCATGCCCATACTTCCGAGACGACCAATCAAACCGTCCCACAGGATGCTGAGGCAGATAGAAGATACGAGCAGGGTCCTTCGTGGCTGGGTCACCGACGACGTTGATGCGTTCATGCAACCGAGTCCACACCTCTGCCCAACGATGAGCAGGCACCGGGTCTTTGAGCGGCAACACCAAGTGCCAGTGTTCATCGTTCGGGCGATGCGACCATGTGGTGTACGCAAACCATTCCAACCCATCCAGCCGTGCATAGTCGAACGACTCACCGTCCATGTCCACCACCAGACAGGTCACAGCCTCCACATTCCGATTGCTTCGTGTGGTGCCTGGTGCATAGATGACTGGCGACCACAGCGCACGCTGATCCTTGCGTCGGGTTTCCTTACGGATGCACAGACGAGACCACAACTGCACCCACGAACCAGCGAACGGCTTGGGGACGACAGACTTGACGTAGTCGAACCTGACGGCACGGACGTTGTCCAACTGAACTTCTGGGAACATGGCGGGCTCCTTACAAGTCAGCGTAGCGTCAGGTCGCACCCTGCGCAAGCTCTTTGAGAACCCGGTCAATGGCATCGCTGTATTCCTTAGCAATGAAGCCATTACTGTCCCGAACTGCCTGCCAGAAGAAATAGCCTTGACGGCCACGGTGACGCAAGAACTGTTGCGTCGTAGGACGACGACGACCACCGAACTCGGCACCAAAGAACACATCGCCCATCGTCACCTTCGTCTTGCGTTTGCGGTTGGGACGGGACGCTGAAACGAAGCCACGCTTGGAATCCAATTTGATAGTCGGGATGCGATCACGTCGAGCACGCAACCCATTCACCACAGCCTGAGCCTGAGACATCCCAGAGGAACCAGGCCGATTCGCACCATGCTTCGGCTGCCCTTGAGCGTTCACCTTCGCC